CACCAACGCACAACAGCGGTGGTAGTTCTCGACCCATGTGTGAAGTATATTTTAGGCTACGCGCTTGGAACGCACGAAACTCCGGAACTAATTGCACAGGCATTGCGCAACGCAATGTGTCATACTGCTAAACTTTTCGGGCAAATGTACCGAAGCCATCAAGTGCAGAGCGACCGCTACGCTATCAAAAAAATGACACCATTTTATGAAGCTATTGCACACCTGAGTACTCCAGCAAAAGCACACAACGCTAAAACGAAAGTTATTGAGCCGTATTTCTACAAGCTAAATCATGATTATTGCCAATTTGAAAAGAACTGGAGCGGTTATGGTGTGACTTCTGATATTGAAAATCAACCAAACATCGAATACCTGAATAAGTACAAGAAGGATTTTCCTGATTACGACGGTGTCTGCAAGCAATTCTCTGAAATAATTGAAAAGGAGCGTGCAAAGAAAATTGACGAATACCGGAAACTTTGGAATGCAACTTCGGAGGATGATAAACTTGAAATGTCGGTTGAAAATTACCTGCTGACATTTGGAATTACAAAAGGCAAAACGGTAATGCGCGAGCCTTCGGGACTACACAAAACTATTGACGGCATAAAATACACATGGGACTGTTTTAACCCGGCATTCAGGAATAATGACCATATTAGTTGGACTATACTTTTTGACCCAACAGATATGACCAGGGCACTGGCGGTAAATGATGACCGCTCGTTGAGATTCCTATTAGAAAAACCATACGTTCAACCAATGGCGCTTAAAGACAGAAAGCCCGGGGACAGTGGCGAACTACAGCGGGTACGTGAGTTCAATGCATCGCTTGAAAAGCAAGTAGCAGATTTTAGAGAGCAAAATATACTTAAAATGGCTTCGATAGTTCCGGTAATGCTTCAGAACGAAACGCTACAGAAATTCTGCCTTACAGACTCTGAGGGACAGCATAAGAATAACCGAAATGCGAACCGAAAAGCATTGACCGGAAAGGTTGAAAAAGGAATACTCAAAGGTGCAAAGGTTGAAGATGTACAGACCGAAAATGAGGAGTTTAATCCATTTGATAAATATTAATTTAAAAATACACACAACACACATGGAAACGATCATTAAAAACGAAGTTGTAAACGCGCTAAAAATATACATTGAGCGCATGGGTAGCCAGAACAAAGCGGCTAACAGTATGAAGGGCGTGAGCTCGGCTACATTGAGCCAAATGGTAAACGAAAACTGGGAACTAATAACCGACGAAATGTGGCGCAACGTATCGGCACAAATCGGCTATAAAAGCGACAAGTGGCAACCGGTAGAAACCGGTGTTTATACAGCCTTTAAAAAGGTATTAACCGATGTTCAGATTAATAGCCTGGTGATGGCTGTAACCATTGATGCCGGAAGTGGAAAAACATTCACTGCAAAGCATTATGCTGCCGATAATCGCAATGTTTACATGCTTTGCTGCAACGAATTTTGGAACAGGAAACTTTTCCTTCAGGAACTTTTACAGACAATGGGTAGGGACTATACCGGTTATACCGTGGGCGAAATGATGCACGAAGTGGTTTACAACCTGAAAAAACAGGAAACCCCACTGCTGATCCTCGACGAAGCCGACAAACTTACCGATCAGGTGCTTTTCTTTTTCATTACCCTGTACAATCAACTTGACGGCGAATGTGGCATTCTTCTCACTGCTACCGATCACCTGGATAAACGACTGAGAAAAGGCCTTAAACTAAACAAAAAAGGCTACAAAGAAATATGGAGCCGTCTCGGCAGGAAATGCGTGGAACTAAAGCGATGCAACGCTACCGACATTCAGCTGATATGTGAAGCAAACGGCGTGAACGATAGTAAACTGATAAGTGAAATAATTCAGGACTCAGAAAGCGACCTGCGTAGGGTGAAAAGGAAAATACATGCGGTATTAAAAAGATAGCCTTATGATCACCAAACAGCAAAAACGCAGGTTGTACAAAATTCACTACAACCTGCGAAAAAAGGGAAATGATGTAAACGGGCGGGGAAGGCAGGTAACGAAGCGGGCAAAGATAGTTACTGATATTGAACAAAGATGGCTTAACGAGTTGATTGGATTTCAATATTGTATTTGCGATGGACTTTTTACCCCCCCCCCATTTTGGAGAAATAGAGCACAATTAAATTGATTTATGGCACTACAACGAGCACTGACGGTTGATAATGTACTTGCAAAAAAATATAAACTAATAGACTTTACAGGCGAATGGTATGATGCATTTGACAAGCCTGAGATGAGTGGAGTATGGTTTGTTTGGGGCAATTCAGGAAACGGGAAGACAAGTTTTTTAATTCAAATGATAAAGGAGTTGGCAAAATTTGACAAAGTGCTTGTAAATAGCCGTGAAGAGGGAACCCGGCACACGCTTCAGAAGAGCTTAATTAATTTCAACATGCGCGATGTAGGTAAAAGTAAAGTGCACTTTGTGAATGAGGGTATAGTTGACTTGACAACGAGGCTGAAATTGAAGAAATCGCACAGGATAGTAGTGATTGACTCTTTTCAGTACATGCAAATAAGTTACAAGGAGTATATACGATTCAAAGAGCAGTTCCCGGATAAACTGCTGATATTTATTAGTCATGCTGATGGTAAAAGCCCTGAAGGGCGCAGCGCAAAGTCTGTAAAATTTGATGCCGGTTTGAAAATATATGTCGAAGGTTACAGAGCATTCTCTCACGGGAGGTACAAAGGAGCAAAAGAAGAATATGATATATGGCCGAAAAAAGCACTCAAATATTGGGGAACAGAGCCAGGAGAACAAATTTAAAACAAAAACGGAATATGAACATAACGGAAATCACTCACAAAAACCTTGTAAAGAAGTTTCACACGCTCCTAAGCAAGTACTCTATCAGAAACGAGGACAAACTAAGCATTCTCGGAGGTTATGGCGTTGAAACATCACTGGACTTGACAATTGATCAACTGGTACAGATATGCGATGCCATTGATCAGACATTTGGCACCAAGGCTGACGAAAAGCAGAAAGAACTTGACATGTGGCGTAAAAGGGTTATAGCTTCAATCTTTGCCTGGCGCAAAAGTATGGGGACACCTACTGATAACATGAACCTGGTTAAAGCTATTGCCTGCCGCGCTGCCGAGATACCGGAAGGATACGCACTAAGCAGCCGTTTTAATTCCATACCTATTAGCGACCTTAGAAGCCTGTATAACTCATTTTTGAAAATGAGTAAAAACATGGGAAAGGTTAAGGAAATGACACAGGAAATGATAGATAAACTAACAATTTTAAATTAAATGTTATGGAAAATTCAACCTATTGCGACAGATACGATGATACTGATGCAAATGATATACGGTGGTACGAAGCGGGTGTAATCCTTCTGATATTAATTTTAGTAGGCATTATTTACCTGATCCGGGAAATGGCAGTTAAACTATTTAAATATATTCAAATATGATTCAAACAAACAAAAATGAAATTTGGATTGACGAGTCGGGAACTCAGATTCCATACAAGCGGATAACAAAGTCCGAAAGATTAATGGAGGCGCATGCTTCGGTACTTGTAAAAAAGGCTACAGCAGTTAATGACCGTTTAATTGCCTTTAAAAAAGAGATTAAAAAGATTTGCGAAGATGTAGAACAGGCTTTTCTTGACGAAAACAAAATTACTCGCGACGAAAAATTCAAAGGAAATTATACCTGGTACAATTTCGACAGATCGATAAAGGTTGAGCGCTCAGTTAATGAAGTTTTGCAGTACGATGATCAAACAATTATGGCAGCTAAAGAAATTCTACATGAGTTCTTGAGTGAGTCTCTTGATAGCTCAAAAAACTTTGTAAAAGAAATGATTCTGACTGCATTTGAGAATAAAAACGGTAAGTTGGACCCTAAAAAGATTACTCCACTTACAAAGCACGAAAAGCGGGTAAATGATCCACGCTTCAGCGAAGCCTGCAACCTGATTAAAAAGGCTGAACGACGACCGGACTCAAAAGTATATTACCGGGTATCGGCAAAAAATGTGGCCGGAGCTTATGAGGCTATTGAATTGAATTTTTCTAATATATAAAAATAATCAGTTCCACACACGGAACATAAAACAAAATCAACATGCATAACTGGTTTGAATGTAAAATTAAGTACGAAAAAACCGCGGAAGAAGGTAAGATCGTAAAAGTAACTGAAACTTACTTAGTAGATGCTTTATCATTTACTGAGGCTGAGGCAAGAATTATTGAGGAAATGAGACCGTTTATTAGCGGTGAATTTACTGTAACTGCTATTCGGAGAGTTAAAATCAACGAAATGTTTTTCAACGAAAACGGCGATAAATGGTATCGTGCTCGTCTAAATTATATCACTCTGGATGAAGAAAAAGGAGTTGAAAAGAAAACAGCTGTAACTATGTTGGTACAAGCTAACGATACCAAAGAAGCTAATGCAGGAATTGTAAAAGGTATGGAAGGCTCACTGGTAGACTATATTATTGCTTCCATTACTGAAACAATGATAATGGATGTATTCAAATATGAAACGGCTGCTTAAATTAATCAGTGGAAGTACATGTTTTGTACTTCCACATAATAAAAACAATATGAGAAAACAATTATTTATCGAAGAGTCGGAAGCTCGCAGTTTATATAAAACTGCTTCACCAGAATTTAAGCAAATGCTTAACGCAACTTTTGGAAAAGAGTTTTTTGAGCTGAAAATCACTGACCGTATTAAAACGTACGAAGATGCCTGTGCTGAACTTGGCATAGCAAATCAACTTGAAGTTACGCTTAATGAACTCGGATATACACCTGACGAAATCACCCTGCGTAAAATTAAAACCATTACTGAAGCATTAAACGAAGGTTGGAAACCGGACTGGACTAATTCAGACCAAAATAAATATTACCCATATTTCCGTATGTCTTCCGGGGGCTTCGTTTTCTACGATACGTATTGCGATTACTCGTATGCGGATGCGGGTAACGCCTCGCGCCTTTGCTTTAAAAGTAGTGCACTGGCAGAATATGCTGGAAAACAGTTCTTGAATTTATATACTGATTATATTCTTTATTATTAATAACAGCCGAAAGGCATAAAATCAATTTTGCACACATGGAAAAAGAAGAAAAAACAACAATGGAAAGCATCAAAACAGTAGAAGATGCTTGCAATTCAACAGGAATGCCTGCCACTCCTGAGTTTACCGAAGCACCTGAAGAGATGCGCGAATTTCTAAAAGCCGTTTATGAGGCTGTAGTTATAACCTTAGCGCTGGTTGGCGACTGGAAACCTGATTGGAATAATAGCAACCAACAAAAATGGTATCCCTGGTTCGGCATGTCTTCCGGGGGCTTCGTTTTCAAGGATACGGCTTACGTTTGCTCGCGTGCGACTGCGGGTAACGCCTCGCGCCTTTGCTTTCCCACGGAGGAACTGGCTGAGTATGCAGGCCGACAGTTTACGGATGTTTACTCTCGAGTTATTCTGAAGTAAAATAATAAGGCTGTTTGTCTTTGTGAGGTTGTCTTCCAGGGGCTTCGTTTTCAACGATACGAATTACGATAACTCGAATGCGAATGCAGGTAACACCTCGCACCTATGCTAAAAAAAATACAAGGACAAAGGCCTTGGCACTTGCCAAAAAACAACAAAGTTCAATGTGTGCCGGTAGTCCTGCGAAAGCAGGGCGAACGCTCGCAAACGAAAAGCAAAGGAATGAAAAGATACGGAAATTTATACGATGAGGTATGCAGCGCCGGAAACCTGGCGCTGGCACACCAAAAAGCCCGAAAAGGCAAAGCGCACACATACGGTGTGAGGCTCTTTGAAAAGGAGTTGGAAAACAATATGCAGCAGCTGCGTGATGAACTGGAGGCAGGAACTTACCGGACTTCGGAATATAGCGTGTTTACGATTTACGATCCGAAAGAACGCGAGATATACCGGCTCCCCTTCAGGGACAGAGTAGTTCACCATGCCATTATGAATGTGATGGAGCCTATATGGACAAATATATTTATTCAGCACACTTACAGCTGTATCAAAGGTCGTGGAATTCATGCCCTTTCAAAAGCGATTAAACGGGATTTAAAGGATGTTGAAAACACCGGTTATTGTCTGAAAATGGATGTCAGGAAGTTTTACCCAACCATTGATCACGAAATACTGAAAAGTATTATCAGGAGAAAGGTAAAAGATAACCGGTTGCTCAATTTGCTTGATCTGATTATTGACTCAGCTCCTGGCGTTCCAATTGGAAACTATTTATCGCAGTTCTTTGCCAATTTGTACCTGACGTATTTTGATCACTGGATAAAGGAAACGAAGCGGGTTAAATATTACTACAGGTATGCCGATGATATAGTGATTTTATCAGCAAATAAGCCATATCTGCACGATTTACTGAAAGACATTGACCATTACCTGAGCAATGAGATGAAGCTGCAACTAAAGGGCAATTTTCAGGTGTTTCCAGTCGATTCACGCGGTATTGACTACGTAGGATATAAATTCTACCATACGCACATTTTAATGCGTAAATCAATTAAAAAACGGCTATGCAGGAAGGCCGCAAAACTTAACAAGAAAGACATTAACGACCGTGAATACAAAATGCAGATTGCTCCCTGGATGGGATGGGCAAAACACTGCGATTCCCGGAATTTACTAAAAACAGTACTAAATGAAAAAATTCTCTGATTTGGGTGTAAAGGCACTCGAAGATAAAAATATATTCAACGTTCCGGTGGTTTCGGTTCAGGACGTGATAAACGTAAAAATCGAAGTATTGGACTTTGAAGCAAATGTAAAGACAAGTCACGGCGATGGTAGATACATACTGAAGGTAAGGTATGAAGGAAGGGAGTGTAAATTTTTTACCAATGCAAGCCCGATAAAAAACGCACTCGACCAAATAAATAAAACCGAACTACCATTTACAACGATTATTAAACAACAAAGATTCGGTAGCGGATCGGGTAAAACATTTTATTTCACATGAAATCACAAAAACTCAAAACATACGTATTTTTTATCAGTTTGACTTACCCGGCATATCATTCCAGGCGTAGAGAACTGACAGGATTTGTAGAAAAAATTAGCAGTTCTATAAAGATTCACACTTTCCGCGGAAACTATCCACTATGGGAAAAGAGAATACAAGAAGTATTAGCGGGTAATGCCGTAATCGTCATTAAGTATCACACTTTAGGTAGATACGTGAAAGGAAATCAGCAAATAGAGTTTGCACGGTTAGACAAAAACTCCGGTATAGGAATTCAGAAAGTAATGTTTCGCGGTGAAACGATATGCAGTCCGGTTCTGATTGAAGGCGACAAAAAGACTAACTTGTATGTTCACGAAGTTTCAAAAAATGATGGCTTAACTGTTAATGATTTTGTTGAATGGTTTTACTCAGGAGCCTACGATATGAATAAGCCTTTTGCCTGCATTCATTTTACACCTTTCAGGTATGGACAAAGAACAAGCAATTAAAATTTGTAAAACAGCATCTTCGTCTAAGGATCAATTGCGGGAAGCACTTGGATGGGTATTGGGTATTGAGGTTAAACTTAAATCCGATAATGCAAGTAAGTCATCATTTAATGCCTGTAAAGAAATATTTTTTGAAGAATATAAAAAGCAGAATGAATTCGGATATATTTTTCGTGAACGGGATGGCGCTGCTTTGGCGGGAATCATTAAAAAGATTGAAAGTATAGTATCTGACCCTACTACTGAAAAGGTAGTGGAAAAAACATTTAAAATCATTGTACAGCAATTACCAGATTGGTACCGACGGAATGCATTTAGTATTCCGGTAATAAACAGCAAATTTAACGAAATAGTTACATCTATAAAGAACAACAATGGACAAGGAAAACAACCAGTTAGCAACGATTACAAAGCCAGAGTCGTTGGCGATTTACTCTCCTGAGTATATGCGTACTGTACTGGTACGTGTAACCACAACCGAGATGGCAGTGTCGGTTTCGGATCAATTGCCCAGTTTGGCTAAGTTGAATCTTCAATTCGGTCAAAATAAAACGGCTGCGCTCATTAAACTCTACCTGATAGATATAACAGAACTGGTGAATCTAAAACGTCCATTAACCGAAAAACAGATTGAATACATTGCTACACGTGTGGTGAGCGATTTTTATAATCTGACAATAGCTGACATACATGTGATTTTTCAGAACTTACTTTCGGGCAAATATGGTAGTATGTACGATAGTTTGGATGTACCAAAAATGCTGAAGATATTTCAGACATATTTCGACGAGCGCTGCGAGATATGCGAGTATAATACCCGCGCAACGGTGGACGATAAACACGGTAATATGACAGCAGGAAGAATGAAAGAATATTTTGATAAACTTGAAAAAAACATTAAAAAATGATAGTAGCAATTGATTTTGATGGTACAATAGTTCATGGACAGTTTCCGGGCATTGACGGATTAGTACCGGACGCACGACAGTATATAAACCGCCTTAGAGCTGATGGGCACTACATTATTATTAATACCTGTCGGAGCGGACTGCAAGCTATTGATGCCGTAAATTATTTACTTTATGCAGGAATATATTTTGATAGGTTTAACGATAATGAGCCAACTCAAGTTGAGAAGTACAATTCTAACAGTCGGAAAATATACGCACATGTTTATATAGACGACAAACAGGTAGGAGGATTACCACCGTGGAGTGTGATTTACGACTATATAACAGAAATTGAAAACAGATATTTAGGTAATATTTAAAAGATACTTAAGCGGTTATAAAAATGGCTCAGAAAAAACAACACAACCACGAAAGTAGAACAAAACAAGCTGAGCTTGTAAGGGAACTTGTAAAGCATAATTATGAGCCAGGACGACAGGACAGATGTAAAAGTTGGGTTTACAGAAATATGGTTAAGCCAAGCTTAGGCATTAGCGAGAAAACATTTTGGCGGTATTTGGGAGTAAAAATTGCAAAATCACCTGAAGATAAAAACCAATTAAAATTATTTGATGAATAGCTATTTTAAATAGTTTGCTTGTTTATTCAGGCTAACTCATTATTTTTGTAAAAACTTTAAAAAAAAATTATGAAACCACAAGCAAAAGCATTATTAATTACAATAACCATAATAAGTATAATTGCTATTTCAGTATATTTATATAGACAAAAAAAAGATTTTACAAAGGTTACTGTTGGGATGACAACTGAACAGGTTGAAAAGGAAGTCGGAAAACCGGATAAATCACAGAATTTTATTTTTGGCTTAAAGTTACTGATTTATGATGAAGGGTATATAATAGTAATTGAAAATGAAAAGGTTGTCAATAAGATGACACAGGAACAATTTGCAAAAGGTATGGAACCAGCTATTGAAAATTTGGAAAAAGCTAAAAAAGGTATGCAGGAATGGGAAGTAAAGAAAAAAGAGATTGATAAGAAAATGAATGACTTTCAGAATAGCTTGAATTAAAAAAGCCCCTTAGCGATTTGCTAAGG